TACCGGAGGACAAGAAATTTAGATATTATGATTCTGATATTTTTATTGTATTAAGTAATATTAATAATAGAATATATGAAGGTGATATTAAATATTACTTCTAAACTAGAGATATTATTTAATTACATTGAAAATCATAAACAGGAATGTAAATTTAATTATAGTATAGTCAATAAAATTAGGAAGTTATATGATAAATTAAATTTAGAAAAGTCTAGAATTGATTATCTTTGTTATTATTTAAGACAAGATTCATTAGATAAAATGGAAGAGTCTATACAAAAAACTAACTATAGAATTGAATCTTTAATAGGTAAATTGAATGAATCTAATGACAAAGTTGAATCATTAGAGGAAAGAATTAATGAATCGAATAAAAGAATCCAAAATGCACAAAGAGAAGTTGTAGCTATTTTAGGTATATTTACATCTATTGTATTAACATTTATTGGGGGATGATTTTTATCCTCTTTAATTTTCAAGGATTTATCGAGTATAAACAAAGAAAATGTTTATTTACTTGTATCTATTTTTCTGATTTTAAGTATTATTATATTTAATATATTAATTTCACTTTATTATTTCATTATTAAGATAGTAGAAATCAGGAAGAGTTGATTTAAAAATAGTTGTAAGGAATATATATTTTTGTTTGTTCCAAATATAATTTTAATATTATTATTAGTGATTTTTTTTAGTAATGTTATTAAATAAGAATGTTTATTAGATTTAGATTATAGTATTGGAGATAATGGCAAGGTATTAAATAGTACTGATATGAGATTAAAATTACATGAAAAATAAAAAATTTATGGAGTGGTATTGCTGCTAAGCAAGTACCACTTTTGTATTTAAGTGACTAAAAACGGGATATAGACTATAAATTTAAATTAACTGTATAAAATAAACCATATAATTTATATAAATATTTTTATTATATGTATTTACAATATACGTGTATATATGGTATAATATTAATGAAAGGAGGGATGTTGATTGACATTCAGAGAAATGCAAAAAATTATAGAAAAAGATGGATGGAAACTTGTGAGAATTGAGGGATCACATCATCATTATAAACACAAAACAAAAAAGGAGTAGTAACGATATCTAAACATACAAATAAAGATTTATCCAAAAAAGATATACATTCCATCTATAGACAAGCACAAATAAAAAAATAAAGCTTGGGGGATAAAACCCCTAGGCGATATTTAAAAATTTATGTCAATCAACATCCTCGGAATTAATATGGAGGTTAATTTAAATGATAGTTTCATATCCAGCTGTTTTTTATAAATATCAAGAGGGCAATTATGACGTGTCGTTTCCCGATTTTGGAGTTGTAACAGGGGGAAATAATTTAGAAGATGCTACAAGAATGGCAATTGAATGCTTAGCATCTCGAATAAAGTGTCTTAAAGAATATGATGAAGAAATTCCAAAACCAACACTTGATTTGAATTTGATTGAGGTTGATGAGAAAGATGGAGAAGATGATTATATCGAAGCAACTAAGCAAATAATAACAGTTGATGTAGAAGAGTATGCTAGAAAGCATTTTGATAAATCAGTGAAGAAAACATTAACTATACCTAAATGGGTAAATGATATGGCAAGCGATATGGATATAAATTTTTCAAAAGTTTTAAAGGAAGCTTTAATAGATAAAATTAATGAGAAAAGACTAAAAGAGTATGAAAATGAATAAATAAAACAGACTAGGTTGTAAACTGTATAATGCAGGAACAACCTTTTATTTTACTTAGAATTAAGGAGAGATTAGTTTATGGTATATAATACTAAAAATAAAGAAGGTAATATAAATAAAAATTTTTAAAATAAGTATTAACATAATCGGTATTATATGATATACTTATTATATAAGGATGGAGGAAATTAATGAATTTTAGACAAGTTGAAAAAATATTAAAAGAAAATGGATGGATAGAAAAGAATTCTAAAGGTTCACATTTTCATTATATACATCCCATGAAAAAAGGAAAAATTACAATACCTAAACATACTAATAAAGATATAGATATTAAAACATTAAAATCTATTTTAAAATATGCAGGAATTGAAGTGAGATTAAAATAGATTTAAAGATACTTAGGAGTTAATCTCCTAAGTATCACAAAACAAATAAATATTTTTTCAATGATTTAAATTTATATTAGATCTTATAAAGTTTATTAATTTTCTCTTAGGTTCAAAGAAGGGAAGTTTTAAAATGTTAGTTTCATATCCAGCCGTATTTTATAAGCTTGAAGATGGAGCTTATAGTGTAACATTTCCTGATTTTAGAGTAACAACACATGGAAAGGATTTGGAAGATGCAACAAGGATGGCTATTGATTGTTTAGCGGGAGAAATTAGGTGGTGTAAGGAACAAAATCAAGAAATACCGAAACCAACACTTGATTTAAATTTGGTTGAGGTTGATGAAAAAACAGAAGGAGATTATGTAGAAGCTATTAAACAAATAGTAACAGTTGATGCAGATGATTATGCTAAAAAGCATTTTGATAAATCTGTTAAAAAGAATTTAACAATACCTAAATGGATGAATGACGAGGCTTTAGAATTAGGAATAAATTTTTCTAAAGTGTTACAAAATGCATTATTAGATGAAATAAATCGTGCTAAAGACAAGATGTATGGAATTAATAAAGAGTAAATATTTAAATAGTTGTTGTAAGTTTTGCAACAACTATTTTTATTTCAACATTTGGAAGGAAATATAAAATGATTAATATAGATAGAAATAACAATATGTATGATTATATTTTGACATCGAATCATTATTCGGGAGATGTTGAAACGATATATTTTATAAAAGATAAATTAACAAGAAATCAATTTGAGGGATATTTAATTGGTAATGCAATTAAATATCTCAGTAGATACAATAGTAAGGGTGGAGAAATTAAAGATATTAAAAAGGCAGTAACATATTTAACTTGGATGGTTGATCATAAAAATGAAAAAGTTATGTAATAAGTTTGGATGTAATAACTTAATAAACTTAAAAGATAAATATTGTGATGAACATAAAGGTGTTCCTAAAGATCAATTAAAGAGATGGCGTAAGGATTATGATGATAAACGTAAAGATGATAGGCACAGAAAGTTTTATAAGAGCACACAATGGAAAATAGTTAGGGATTATATACTAAAGAGAGATAATTACATTTGCCAAGAGTGTATAAAAGATAACAAGATGACTATATGTAATACAGTTCATCATATTATTGAGATTAAAGATGATTTTAATAAGGCACTGGACGAGGATAATTTGATAACTCTTTGTGCTGATTGTCATAATAAAGTACACAAAAGATTTGAAAGGGGTTAAAATGAATAATATAAAATTAACATATAAAATATTAGAATATTTAGATAAAAATATAGATAATGATATAATAAATATTGATGATATTAACCACAAAAAATTAAATATTAGTAAAACTAGGTGGATTAGAATAATTGAAATGTTGGTAGATGGTGAATATATAAAAGGTGTGCATTTAACAAATATAGATACGAAACCTGTTGTTAAATTTTATAATACAAGAATAACTTTTAAAGGTCTTGAATTATTATATAGGGATAGAGTCATATAATATGACTCTATCTAAAATATTACTTTAGGCTCATAGTTTGAATCGTATAAACTAATTAAATAATTGTATGCTGATATATAGTAATCATTTAATTGTTTTAGTTCTTCCTTATTATCTTCATTAAATTCAAAATTTAAATTGGTATTTTTATTTTTTAAATAAAGATTAAAGTTAGCTTCTGTGTATTTATAAGCTAGCTTTTTAATTATATCTTTATGTAAATTAGATCCATCAGTTATGTTAATCATTTTAACAACTCCTTTTAAAAAATATTTTCACATTTAATTATAAATGAAAATAATATTATTAAAAAGTAGAGTATAATATATAAAATTTATACCCCCCTATGTTTAATTATTTTAATATGGGTCTAAGGGTACCGTGGGGGGAAGTTTCGTTTTTAATAAATTCCCTAAAAAATCGAAGAAAGGGGGTATTGATATGGGAAGACCACCAAAATTAACATTAGTAAACAAAAAACATTTAACAAAGAATGAAATCAGAAAACGAAAAGAGAAAGAAGATAAATTATTAAAGAGCAATAAAATTGATAAAATTAAACCTCCTTCTTGGTTATCTGCAAAAGCTAAAACCTTATTTAATGATTTATCTGAGGATCTTATAGAACTTAATGTACTTAATAATTTAGATATTAATTCTCTTGCTTTGTATTGTCATCATTACATAAAATTTTTAGAGTTTGAAAAGGAGATTAAAAAAGAAGGAGAAACCATTGAATACACTAATAGAGAAGGATTTACTAATGTTGTAGAAAATCCTAAATTAAAGATTAAGAATAAGTATTTTGAGATTTTAAACAAGCTATCAAAAGAATTTGGTCTAAGTCCATTATCAAGATTAAGATTAACAGTACATAGTAATGAGAAAGAGAGCGAAATACATAATTTTAATGGGGCATTTAAGTTATGACAAGCACAGAACTTAAAAATAGAGTTATAAAGTATTGTAATAAGATACTCAACGGTAAAATTAACGCTTGTAAAAAACATAAACAAGCCTGTTCTAGATTCTTTAGTGACATAAGAGAAGATAGTAATTATTATTTAGACATAGAAGAGTTAAGATTAGTTAATTTATGGTCAAGGTATTTTACATATTCTAAAGGCGTGCTTAAAGGACAAAAAATAGAACTTATGGATTTTCAGTTATTTATTATAGCTAACATTTTATGCATTAAAGATAAAATTACAAACTATAGAAAGTACAAAAAGGCTTATATACAATTAGGGCGTAAAAATGGTAAGACACAATTAATATCTATAATAGCAAGCTATTTTTTATTTGTAGTTAAGGAACAACAAGAGATATATATAACAGGTTGGGGATTATCACAGTCTGAAATATGCTTTCGTGAAGTTTCTAGACTTATTAAGACAAATAAATATTTAGATGGATCTTACTATGCTACTAGAGATAAACTCACTAACAAAAAAACAGGATCTATTGTTGAGCCTTTATCCCTTGGAGCTATAAACACTGGAGATGGTAAGGATGTTAGCCTTGCGATAATTGATGAGTATCATTGCCATAAAACAGATGAGATATTAAATGTCTTAGAGGGTGGTATGATTGCAAGAACTGAACCATTAACACTTATAATAACTACTGCTGAATTTGATTTATATTCACCATGTCATAAGGAGTATGAGTATTCAAACATGCTATTATCTGGCTCAATACATAATGACGAATATTTCTCTTTGATTTGCGAAC